TTCCCGCTGCGGGCGTCGTCAATTCAAAGCTGTGATAGCGCGCATCGGCGCGGGGATAGCACACACCTGTTACCGAGGAGGGCGTGAGGGTGTCCGTCCAGACGCGAGTGGAGGTCGAGCGGTCCTGTTTGCCGACGCGCACGGAAGGCGACGTGCTGTTCCAAACCCCGATGGGCTCGACCTCATCGACAAAGGTTCTCCGGCCCGGATTGATGTAGTACGTCGCCGTCTGGAATGTGGCCGAGAGGCTTGGCCCCGACACGAAGGCAAGAAGCCCCGCAGACGTGATCGCAGCCAATGTGACGCGCCCGCCCTGGAACTCGCGGCTGTCAAGTGTGACCGTCATGGTGTCGAGATTGGGATAGGGCGTATTCAGCCCCTCCAGCGTCACCGAGGGGATCGCGACAGCGGCCCCATACTCGGCTTGCAGTCCATCGGCATGAAACCACCTGTCCAACAGGTAGTCATAGCCAATCAGCGTGTCATAGACCGTCGAGGCCGAAGAGGCGTAACACATCCAATAGACGCGCGTGGAGCCAGGGTCCATGACGCCAAGCACATAGCCGACGCGGGCCTGATCCGTGTTGGCCTTGAACCATGTGTTGACGCGCTGCGTGCCGATGGGCGTATTGGAGCCGTCCGGCCCCATGGAATAGAACCCCTCTTCCGAGAGGTAGAAGATTTTGCCGCCGCTCGCGACAGCGGTGTAGCCGCCAACCGCGCCCTTGATACCCTCGATCTTCTCGACCCGGAATGCGGCGTCAGGGTCGCCCGGCTGGAAGATGATGCGGCGCGCAACGCCATCGCTCTGCATCAGAATGCCGTATTCACCGAGGAATGCCGGCCCCGAAATGTCGCCGCCGTCCGGCATGATGAACTCGTCGCACAGGTCTGTGCCGACCGTCCATCCCGCGGGGTTGTTGAACGCGCTATTGATGAAGCGGCGCTTGTCCGTGGCATCGGCCATGAATACGAAGTCGCCCTGCGTCCAGACATAGCGCGCAATGGGCGGGGAGCCGCCAAGCGCCGAGAACGCCGTGGCGCCCCCGTCAATGTCGATGGTCTGTGCGACATCGGACCCGTTGACGGCAATCAGCGTCGAATCGTATTGCGCGAATTGCCAGTAGTTGCCGGCCACGACACCATAGTTGCCGCCGACCGTTCTGGTGTAGTCCGTCCAGGTGCCCGAGATGAGCTTATAGAGCTTTGTGCTCGTTCCAGCATAAACCTGATAGGCACCCGCGCTCGTCTTGGCGAAGCACAGGCCCTTGCAATCGGCCGGAAGCGCGCCTGATCCATAGGTCGAGAGCGAAGGCAGCGGTCCCCATCCCGTTGTTGTGGGAATGGCGTTCCGGGCAATCGTGAGAAGGCCGGTATCGAGCCCTGCGCGATCCGGCTCCCATGCGGCGAGCTTGACGAGCATTAGGGCCAAAGCCTCCCACCCTTGAGGCGCGCCACAGAGCGCGCGTAGCGCTTCTCTTTGTCGAGCGCCATGACCTCTTGCATCGTTGCCACCGCGCGTTCCGACCACAGCGCCGCCGCATCCGGCTGCTTCGCAAAGGCGTTCAGTTCAACAAGCGTCTGCTGGAGGTAGAGATCAGGGTGCGCGGTCAAAAGCCAGTTCGTCGTATTCGAGGCCGACAGCGCCGGCACCTTGGCGTAGTAGTTGAGCGTGATCGGCCCACTCGAAAGCGGGAACACATACAGGCTCCCGCCGATAATCGTATAGTGGGCCGCATAGCCGGCCGGGCTCGTTGGGTAGGTCTGCGCGCACCACTCAGGCGTCGCATATTCCAGCACCGCGTCAGACGAGCCGTAGGTGTCAACAACACGTCGTGCCGACAGGAAGTCGGAAGGCAGCGTGCCGACGCCATCGGTCAGCGTCACGCTTTCGGTGTCTTCCATCTGCGAGACGCGCAGCGTGCGGTTGAACTTCGCTTCGGCCATCGCGATGGCTTCATCAACAACAGCCGCAAGCGCAGTATCGCCCTCTCGACCCATAAACGACATTGCAGCCGTCTGAAGCTCGGCATAGGTCGAGATGGCCATGACTTAGAGGTTCCCTTCCTTGGTGCGGAACTTGCTGTAGTCGCTGTCGTTGAGCAGCCGCTTGACGTACTTCTCGTCACCGGCCTGCTTGGCTTCCGCGAACTTTTCGAAGTAGAGGTTCATGGGAATGGAGGCCGCCACTGCGCCGTCACCCCATCGCGCTCCCGCGTTCTCCGCGCGACGTTCGGCGTTCAGGTCGAACAGCTCTTGAACCGGAATGTAGGTGCGGCGCATGTGGATCTTGGTGTGATCCGGGCCGACCGGCTCTTGCTTGATTTCGACGTGAATGCCGGTGATCGGGTCGAACGAAAACGTCTCCCAATCGCTCATCAGATCAGGTCCGCATTGATCCGGGCGATGCCTTCACGCAGAAGGTGGCGGGCTTCCTCGCGCGGCAGTTCGACAACCGTGCCGGGCTGGAGCTTCTTGAACACGTCGTTATGCGCCGGAATAGCGGCGCGCGGGACGTAGCCGCGAACCAGTTCGATCTCAACGAGATCGGGCTTCACTTCAACTTCAACATTGGACTTGGGAGCCATTGGGGACGCACCTTGTTTGGCTTGTGGAATAAAAAAGGCGGCCCCGAAGAGCCGCCCTTGAGCGAGAGAACTGAGCGCGCTTACGCGGTCAGAATGGTGTTCCAAGTGCCGTCAACGGCACACACGAACAACACGGTCTTGTTTGCCGCAACGCTGTAGACCGCGTTGGCAGCAAGCGCGTTGATGGCATCACCAACGGCCGGGAACACGCCGCAAGCGTTGGCCGCCGCTGCGTTGGTGAACACCAGCGTCTTGCCGGCAATGGCCGGGGGAAGACGGAAGGCGTCCGCAGCCGAGCCAACCGTGCTGGCGCGGTGGATCTGTGTTCCCACGTCGAGAAGAAGGCCGCCGGCCTGCGTCTGCGTCGTGGAAGCCACAAGACCGCTAATAGCTTTAACGTTCTTCGGATTCATGGCTTTCTCCAGTGAGAGGAGAAGGGGGCGTCAAGCCCCCCTCAGGATTAGGTGCTGGAGGTCATGCCGTAGAGGTCGGCAATGACGCCGTTGGCGGCCTCGTTCTTCACGATGAGGGTCGCCTCACCGAGCAGCACGCCCGGCTTCGCGTCAGACGTGATGCCGACTTCCATCTCCTTGATCGGACGAAGAACGCCGATGGCGAGCTTCGCAGGCTCAAGCAGGAAGGCGTTACGCGCAACGGTCGCACCGACACGCGCCCACTGGCGGTTCGGAACAACGTCGATGTTGCCGAAGTCCGACACGTAGACATCAGCCGCGCCGTAGATCGTGCCCTGGCTCTTGCCCTTCGCCTCGGTGCGGAACGCCGCAACGTTGGCATCGGACATGAACGAGGAGAACACGCGCTTTAGGTACGGAGAAACCATGAACACGGTCGGGTTGCCGCCCGCCTGATAGACAGTCTGGATGGTGTCATCCAAGAGGGTCTTCGTCAGAGCGCGCTGAGTGCCGTTGGTGGCAGCCGTCACGGCCGCACCGGACACCGCGCCGGACGAACCGCCCGCGCCCATGCTGTCGTTGCTGTAGAGCCACGCGCGAAGACCGCCAAGGGTCGCCGCAGCGGCAGACGAACCAGCCGAAGACGCCTGATTGAAGACCGCAGTCACCTCAATGTCGGTACGCAGCTCGACGCCCTTCTTGAGCATCTCGCGGTTGTAATCCGACTTCGGGCCGGCCTTGGAGACAGCTTCCTGCGTGTTCGACACGATAAACGACTTGCGGAAGATCTGGGTATAGTTACCGACCTTCGTGGTCGCCGTGATGGCGTTGAAGGTGTAGGTGTCACCGTTGATCTGCGCGTTGTTGGTCGCAGGCGTGGCGAGCGAGTCGGTGTTCCACTCCGGCTTCACGCCGTCGATCTTCTCAGTGCCGACAAGCGAATAGAACGGAGTCTCTTCCGGGCTGATCATGGAGATCAGGTCCGAGAGCGTCTCGCGGTTACGGTTAGAATCAAAATGATCGTAGGTGTTGTTGACCTGTGCCATTAAAGGCCCCCTTATTTCTGCATCTGATTGAGGAGAGCGAGCGCGTCATCGACTGACGCAAACCCGCCGCTGGCACGAGCCTTGGCAAAGGCTTCAGACACATTCACCGCTTGGCGCTCCGCAGGGCTCACCCTGCGGGCCGGTTGCGCTTGGGGCGCTTGAACAGGAGGCGCAGCCTTCGCCTTTTCCATAGCCTTCGACTTTTCAGCCTGGAGCTTGCGGTAAGCGATGGCGTCTTTCAGAACGAGGAAAGCGCGGTGATCCGAAATCACACTGAGGTCCTCCGCGGAGAACCCGTATGCCTTCGGGGCGTGCTCTAAGAGATCGGAGCGAAACGCCTTGAACGTCTCCTCCGAGCGTGCTTCTGGCAGCTTGTCCTTCAGGAGATCGAACTCCCGCTGGAGCTGCTGCTTGGCCTGTTCCTGTTGCTTCTGTTCGGCCTCGTGCGCGGCCTTCTTCTGAGCGTGGTCGAGTTGCTGCCATTTCTGGACAGCGGCGTCGTACCGAAGCTTCTGCTCCATGTACTCAAACGTGTTGCCCTGCTCTAAGAGCTTCTCGTCTGGACGCGGAGGGAAGTTGCTCTGAAGGACGGCCTTCGCCTGTGCGATAGCCTGTGTGAAGTGTTGCTCTTGGCTCGCAATTTGCGCTTGCTTGGCTTCGAACTCTTGCCGCTTGGCATCGAATTCGGCCTGCTTTGCGCGGAATTCCCTGGCCTCATCGAACGACTTCTTCAGATCGCCCACACGCACCCGTGTCCCATCCCGCAGGCGGGTCCACTTGTTGCCGTGTACGTCTTCCAAGTCTTCCGGGTCGGTGTCCGGGGTTTCCTCAGCCTCCGTCTCAGGAGCTTCGGGGTTTGAAGCCTCTTGGGCCTCCGGTTCCTCGGCCGCAGCCGGTTCGGAGACAGGGGCTTCCGCCTTTGGTTCGGCGTCGTTGAGCACTCCCAATGCGCTTTCGAGCGAATGGGTTTGCGGCGCGGCAACCTCCGCAGAGGCGGCCTCGTTAGCTGTCGGTTCCATGTTGTCCTGTTGAGTTTGGGGACGCACCCCGTCAGGCAACAAAAAAGGCGCCCGAAGGCGCCTCTTTCGTCGAGATGTGCGATCCGCTTAGGGTCGGATCGTGGTGTCGATCTT